ATGAGTAAACAATGTGCAAAGTGCGGAGGTAAAATTGGCTTAACTTCATATAAAATCAAAGATAAACAAATTGTTTGCGGCAATTGTATGAAAAAAGCTGGTTACGGTATGACTACTCCTTATAAAATAATAAGATCTTTGAATTTAGAAGATTTAGATAAGGGTCCATCAGAAAAAAGAAAATTAAACATATCTGATTATACTACACAAAACAATCATGATATAGGTAATGATAGAATGAGAACTACTGAAGAGATGGTAGAATTTTGTCTTAAATACGGCTATGGTAAAGGAATGACTAAAAAATGGACAACTCATCATTTTAACTTAATATCAGATCAACTTAACAGTGACGAATACGTAATCTTCTGCTTTGTAGGATTGCATAACTATATCTCGTCAACTAAGCATGACAATAATTATGCATACGCATTAACTAATAAACGTTTAATTGTAGCTCAACAAAAAATGATAGGCAATAATGTACAAAGTATTATATTAGACAATTTAAATAATATTAGTAAAAAAGAGGAATACTGTTGGGTACATTAACTATTGATACTCTTGGTAAAGTATTGAATGTTGCAGTTGATAAAGATACTGTTGATAGGATAAGTGATTCTTTAAACGAAATTATTTATAATTTAAAAAGAAGAAATATTTCTGCTACAAATTCCAATACATCAACAATTTCCTCAGCTTCAGAAATAAGAAAATATAAAGAACTATTGGATGACGGAATCATTACAGAAGAAGAATTTAATAAAAAGAAACAAGAATTATTAGATTTATAATATCTATCAAAAAAGATGAGCATATAATTTAGCTCATCTTTTTCTATTTACAATACAAACATTAGTTCGTATACTTTTTTTTGAGGTGAATATTATGTTAATGGAAGGAAAAACACAATTATGGTTTAAATTTGATCCTTCGAATAGATTTATCAAAGATTTTTATAAAGTATGGGATTCAGAAGTTTTCTTTTTAGCAATCGAAGATAGCTTATTAATCAATCTCTACTATTCTAATAAGAACTACTTTAAAATCCCTGCTGCAAAAACTAGAATGAAGAAAGACGTATATTTTTTGTTTGATATCGTGACTGATGTGCCAGACGCACGGAGCGATCATCGGCGTTATGACTATTTGAAGTATACTTTCGTTGATCCAGAAAGGTATAAAGATTAAAGTAGGCTACCTAAAAAGGTAGCCCGGAATGGATTTTATCACCATACTTATGAAAGGAGATATTTTTAAGTTGGTATTAAGATTGTGTAATATGATGATATCTATATTTTATAGTATCAGTGCTATAAAATCAAAAATAAGTCACTAATTAACTATCACTCCAATTATAAGTCTTTTTCCCATTATTTTTTACAGTTATATGGTATGCTTTTTAATGGCTTCAAATATAAAAGAGTTTAAAGCGTAACACACTTTTGGGGAGTGGTTTTTGGGGAACGCTTTAAACTCTTCTTTATTATTATCTCACAATATAACCCAAATGTCTTTCCATTTAAAAATCAAAGTAAAACTTTTCAAATATACAGAAGTATAACTATGTGAAACATCCTTTCATTAATCCATAAAAGGATACATAAAAAAGCCACTCATTTGAGTGGCAATGGAGAAAAGCTTTAGCTTGTATAATACTCTTCAAAAAATTCTAACACAGAACGATTCAATTGGCTACATTAATGTACCCTGTAGGACTCGAACCTACGACCGGATGGTTATGAGCCGTTTGCTCTGACCAACTGAGCTAAGGGTACGGAAAGCCATAAACAGTCAACCAGTAGAATGTGTGGCAACAAACCTGTTATCGCATATCTTGGAGTGTGACTATTTATGAGTGATAGTGAAGATATGCGGCAACATCACTATTTTATCGAATGATTTTTATAGTTTTCAATATAATTATGTACCGCCCCTCAACGAGGGGCTATTTTTTTATCGTTGCGGAATATTTAAATACCAGCGTTTATCATGAAAATCTTGTGCTCCGCCTTTAGTGTTCCCTTCTGGATCATTCGTTGCCCGCATCATTACATAGACTTTCTTATTAGGAAAATTACGCATATTGAAAGATACATGATAACCAACATTTCCAGAAGTATTATAAGCTTGGTTTACATCTGGTCTATAAATTCCATCAGCTCTTACTCGAGCTAATTCTTTCCCAGTATTGTAGTCCATAATGAAAATATACTCGTATTTATAATTAGCAATGTGCCATCCAGCCACATGCAAGTTTGCATTTTCGATTTCTCCAAACTGATCAATGTGGGCGTAATTCGTTCCATCTGTCAGTGTAGGATTTGCTGCACCTGTTCTAGTTGGATCAATGACTGGTTTATCGTCCGAAGTTGTTGGGTTGTCATCCGTAAAGCCATGAGCCAAATCATAGGCTAACTTTTCTTTGCTGACACCCATTTGCGATAAGTACCCATATGGATCGGTGTGATTACCCCAAACATAATTTGTCACCCACAAATGAGAAACGATTCCTTTTGTAAGTAAAGAAGTTCCTTGATCAAGAGTTAATGGAATTCCATATTTTTTTGCACTATCTCTTGTATAATCAATGTAAGCTCGATAGTTTTTTTCAAACAATGCTTTATCATATGTGCGTTGTAATTCAATCTGTACAGGCGCATAAGGATTGGCGTTACCAGCTCCCCACGAAACATATCCTTGCTCACCCACACGGTAAACAATCCCACCGTCACCAATAACATCTGTAGTATAAGGATTACTTCCGTTATAATTATTTTTCATGTTGGCGGCTACGTTTCTTGCAGGTGCATCTATCCCAGTTTCATGTAAAATAATTTTGTTTGGGATTGCTAATCTTGAATCTCCTTGATTTGGAGCTAGATTATATTCATCGTTAATAGTATAGGCAAATGCGTTTACTGGCAACAAAAAAAGAGCCACCACGGCTCCTACAAAAATTTTCTTTTTCATTTTTTTCCTCCTATTTTTTCAAATTATAAGCCGACACACCAGTGATAACACCTAAAAACGTCGCTACTGCATTGATAGTCAGTACTGTCATATCTGTTCCATTCCATCCATACGCTTTTCCTAACGTGGCTACTAAAACAGATGCAGCTGGTAAAACTGTTAAAACCGTCCATTTGGTGATTTGATAATACTTATCGGGTAAAATCATTTCTTCTTAACTCCTTTCTTTTTTACCTGGATCTTTCTCTAAATAAAGTTTTAATTTGTTGCGTGTGTTCCACCAATTTTTCTGCATGTGTATCTAATCTTTCATCGTGTTTCTTTAGTTCTTCATGAATCATCAATCGATCTGATTTGCTCGATTCTAAATCTTTAGTCAGCAAATCTAAATTGTGATTTACTTTTGAAAGAGTCTCAGTAATCTTCGAGAAAGATGCAGTAATTGGTTTTATTACTAATAAAACCAAAGAAACAATCGCAGTGATTGATCCTGCGATTGTTCCCCATTCCCCTAAATTAATCATGTGACAACTCCTTAAATCAAAATAAAAAGCACATCAATTAAGATGCGCTTTCTTCTTTGCTAATAATTTTATCTGCTTCTTCGTCTGTAATGCATAGTGGAACGAATAGTCGAACTTGATCGTCAGTAAAACAGCCCCAATCATACATCATTTTCACATCGCTAAAACTAAACATACTACTCACCTCCAATTAACAAACCTACTAGCCATTCCCAACTCATGCACTGTAATCCCTCTTAAGTGACACCCTAAAGCATCCTAGAAGTCACTAGGTCGCTTGTTGGAAACTTTCTGTAGATCTTGTTTTAATTTCCTATTTACCATTTCTCACTCTCATTTTCTCAATATAAAAAGGCAGCCGATTTCTCGGCTACCTTCGTTTCTTAATTTTTATTTACCGCGCAGTTTGTTCCTACTATGACTTGAGTTTGGGTTTAAATAAAAGAAAACAAATTGAAAAACCGACAATATAAGCAATCGATGACAACATATCTCCTCTCATTACAAAAAAAGTGAATCCGATAAAAAATGGATATATTATTTTTATAGAAGGTTTATTACCTTCCCAATACTGTTTATCTAGCCACGAAAACAACTTTGATATACAGATCGCAAATCCTATTACACCTATTATTCCGAAATTAATCAGAGCTTCTGCGGGTAAAGGACTAGACACATTATAAAATGGAAGTTGAATACCTTCTGCGACTAAATATCCGCTTCCAATCGATTTAGATTCCCAAATACTTCGCGGAACAAAGAATAACATAACAGTAAGTAATTGTTTTCCCATTGTGATTCCGTAATGATCAATATAAAACATAGTATGGGCAATTTGTGAAAAAGCATCGTAATCACCTGAAGTTAAGTTTGAGCCCAACGAAAATGAAATACCAGAAAGAAATTCGCCTAAAGTTTCAACTCGTCTAGCACCACCTAAAATAGGGAATATAACATTTAAACCGAATATTAATAAGAAAACTACCAAATTCCTAGACTTTATATTGAAGAAAGTTAAAAACAAGCCCAGATATATTGCTGCTGCCCAATATCTTGCAGTAGCGGACGGAAAATTCGTTAAAAGTGTTATACCAATAGCTATTAATAATACTATCTTAAGAATTGGTCCTTTATTTGATCTCATTTTTAAAGCGATTAAAGTTAATAATAAAACCGGTATCGACCTAAGAGTAACAGTAATAACTGTTCTAAAAGATGAGTTATCAACAAGGTTTGTCATATTACTTCCCCTTGTGAACAAGCCAGAAAAGCCATATAGATAAATAAAATACAACATTACCAAGAAAGATAGTATAAAAACAAAATTAATCTTTGCGTAACTTACAAAAGTTTTGTCCGATTTTGTTTTGGTAATTACTTGGTTTGGGCTTTTCACCTTAGTTGCTAAAATCCACAAAAATTGCCAAACTAAGATAACCAAATTAGCTTTCAATAAATATTCACTATTAGAAGTTAAAAATCCCCACGGAAAAGTGTTTTCCCAATATTGTACGGCAGATGCAATAAAAAAGAATATAAATTGGAATACCCAATGTATCAAATGCAAAGAGTATGGGGCTTTTCTGGTTTCGTATACGATCATAAACCACGAAACAACACCAATTAATAAATTCGTGAGAATAAAACCATAATTAAGTGTGGTTAGGTACTGGTTACTAATGAATGAAGGTAATATTAAGATCATTGCAGTTACAATTAAAAGCGACCCTAATACTCCCTGTCTAATTATTGCTCCAACTCTCTTTTGGGTGTAATTGTTAATCATTATATATATCTCCTATCAAATTACTAATACTAAAATACCATACATTTATAGAAATATATATATCCTATATTAGATTAACCTGTAAATTTCCCCCTGAACATTACCCCCCTAAAACTCCATTAATAGCGTTGTTAGCTCTTAATGCCGTTCCACTTGCATCTTGAATACCTGTACTCACTCCATCAATTACATTACCAATAATAACAGCCTTAGCTTGACCGCTTAATGCCCAAATTCCATGCGTTTGTCTTTCTCCGCTATCTTGAGAGATAATGTTTGATTGAACACTAACACCACTTCCACCACCAAGACACAATCCAGCTAAATAAGTTGTTCTACTTTCATCTTTGCAATTATTTAATAATTTATTATTATGGATCATTAGCTTAAAAGTATTGTGTATGGAGTATATTCCGTTATACCCGTTTTCTAAACATTCGTTGCTCGTAATTGAACCCGAAGGGCAATAAATAGCGCTGATACCCCTAGCCCCGTTTTTATTACATTTGTTAGAGATTATGTTTATATTCTCGACCGATATAGAATTTGATCCTCCAGCCGCTCTTATTCCATCTCCTGCATTTCGCAAACAAGAATTACCCTGTATTAAGTTATTATTTTTTATCGAAGAGACGGTCGCCCACATGATTATTCCATCACCTTCATTATCCAAACAAAAATTATTTAAAATTGAGAGGTCGGTTCCTCTAGATCTTATACCTGAGCCAAAGCTACCTAAATTATTATAAGAGTGATTGCCTTCGATTAATGCGTTGAAACCAGAGAAAACGATACCGCCTCTTATGCTTTCGTCCGGAGAGCCTACAGGAGAAGCGTTATAGCCATTACCTCTGCATTGGTTATTAGTAATAACGGTTTTACCGTCCAATACAGTACTCGGATCGAAAGCGGTGTATATCCCTACCCATCCGTTGTTATGACACCTATTATCTCTAATATTAATTCCTATAGGTGTGCCCGAGTGATAACCTACGATAATTCCATGTCGTTGATGATTATGGCACTTATTATTCTCAACCCATACATTAGTGAGGTCTCTAAAGAATACACCAATTCCCATATCGTTATCAGAAAGACATTCATTATTTATAATGCGAACATCCTCTGCTCTATCGTAAATCTGAATATCGAAGTTTTCTTGGCTTGCATATGGATTATTATTTAGATAACAATCATAAATCCTTACTCTTTTTGTATTCGAGAGTAAATAAATACCGCCACCACCTAAGTATTCAAAGGAACATCTTTCAATAGTTACACCTGTAGTACCCCTTCCGTAAACACCGTAACTAGGTGTCCCACTAGCGCTGACAATGCCAGTGCCTTCAAAAGACAAATCATAAATTCTAATATTAACGGCATTGTCATTAATCCTAAAAATGTGAGCATTTTGGTTTGTTGTTTTAATTTTGGATTTAGCTCTAGTAATACCGGTAATCTGTATATTGGAAGGAATATTAATTAAACCATCTATCAAGAAAATTCCGTCAGGAACAACCAGTGTACCTCCACCCAATCCATTTAAAAAATCAACAGCGCTTTGAATAGCTTGAGTGTTAGTTGTACTGTTATCACCTTTTGCTCCAAATTGTTCAATATTAACTCCTCGTTGCTCTAAATCCTGAGCAGTTTGTGCCAACTGTGCATCAACAAATGTCTTATCTGCTTTGCTATTTTTAAGTGTATCGATATCTGTACGGAATTTATTTGCGCCAGAAAGAACCTTGTCGATTTCCCGATTGGCTTGATCAATACGACCTTCAAGTATAGTTAGATCATTTTGCGCTGAACTAACATTTTCAGAAACAACCTCAACCTTTGCTAGTGCCTCATTCACTGCATCCGTTGCTTCTTGTTTGACTCCATCAAGCAATTGCTTGAAGTCTTCAATGAAGTAGTCAGCTTTATCTTGCGCTAGTCCGTCGATTTCTGAACGTTTCATACGGAATGTAAAACCGATGTTATCGCTCGTTGTGCCGTCGGGATACTCGATGTAAACATAAGTTTCCACGACGCCGTTATAGGCTTTCAGCGCTTCTGGTAGGATGTATTTTACATGACCGTTTAGAAAACTCTCTGTAATGAGGTTTTTCGTGATAAAAGGGATTGGCTCTTTCGTGATCATTCCATCTACTTCATCATAAATAAACATCAACAAGCGCAAGTTAGCTCCTAGCAAGTCCGCCGGTGTGCCGTTCTGTTGTTCGACGTTGAACTCTAACGCTATTTGATTATCGTATGATTTAAATACAAGCCCCGTTGCTTGCAAATCGTAGTCTTTCGGCTGTGTAGGTACTTTGATAGAGCCTTTTTTGATGACATGCGCCATTATTTCACACCTTCAATCTTAGTTATTTTCACGTCGTTGCTCATTGCGGGATTGGAAACATTGCCGGATGAAATATCTAAAGCTCTGCCGTTTGACATCGTTATCTTTCGCGCTTCGATTGTCAGTTCAAACTCGATCAACGTCATTCCTGCACTCTCGTTCCATAAATTAGCTTTTGTAATCCGCGCGTATCTTTGACGTTTTACTTCTTCCCCAAAGTCGCCGTTGCCGTCTGTATAGTGGATACGGAGCGTTTGGTAACGGAAAGTATCGTCTGGTAGATTGACTGATTGCCCTTTTCTTAATTCTCCCTCAAAAAGAACAGAAGTAGTGTAAACGCGCCGCCAACCTAGCGAATTATAACCTTCTACCGGGTCGCTGTTATGTGTCATTTTGATGTAAATTTCGCCGCTATAACGAGCAAAAGCAACGATTAATTTTCTCAAATCGTGATCCGCGAATACCATCATTTCGACGTAACTGTTATCTTCGATTTCGCCGGGGTTGTCTGCGCCCCATCCGGCTTTGGTTGCGTATTTGCCGGGCGGAATGTCTAAAATGTTCGGATATTTTTGTGGTAGCTTATAATCGCGTAACCAACGCCCACGCGCTTGCATAACTGTTTCCGGTGTAGCAAAGCCCGCGTTGCTTTCAGTAGCTAGGACGTGCGCGTCGTGATCCGAACCGTCGTAATGGATAGCCGCTTGACGCAATAACCATTTTACAGCCTCTTCATAACTCATTTCTTCAAAAATATTTGGTTTGCTTTGAAAATCTAACATTTAATTGTTCACCGCCTTAATAGTTATAAGTGAAGTCTTTCGCGCGTCCTACGCCTTTACTTGTCACTTTTCTCGTTGCTGTGTCAACTTCTATTTTGTAAAACGCTAATTCGTCCGGCGTGTCTACTTGGCTAGCTGTTTGAGAAAAACCAACGTCGCAAATAATCATTTTTACTGTTCCGAACATATCTTCGAGGTGTTGGTGCCAATGTCCGCAGAAATAACCTACCACAACGCCCGCGCCTTTTGTGTTCATAGTGAAGGTCTTCGATCCACCGAACGAACCGTCATTCGGTTGCCCTAAGTCGGCCCAATTAATAGTTACTGGGCTTCCAGATTTAAAGCCTTCTACCAACGCGCTAATCATGTTGATATTACGAACATTAGCACTAGCTAAACGTAAAGGTGTATGTCCTACTAATACCACATGATAGTTTCTCGGAACGTTCATCAACCATTCTCCGAAGGCGTTGATTTGTTTAGCGCTGAAAACTCCCGGCGTTTCATTGCTGTAACCGTCCACGTACTTGTCGCCTGTGCCGCCTTCGTAAAAATCGCAAGTATCAAAACGGTAAATTGCTACATTTTTATTTGGGAATAATGTACCTCCGTATAGGCCGTTCCAATACTCTTCAAAGTCGGCGTTACATAACATCCCTTTTCGTTTGAGCCACGTAGGTTCAAAGCAAGCGTCATGGTTCCCTTTACAGATAACGACCGGTTTCTCTTGTCCTGCTACTGCTGCGTTAGTGAAGCGTTTGAGCGTGCCTAACATAGAATGTCGCGCGCTCCATTCGTCAATAATGCCTGTGTCGTTACCGAGTGAACCAAGCCCGCCGTCAATATTGTCTCCACCATAGATCATCACATCTGTCTTGTTCCCTAACTTTTGAAATTGAGGGATTGCGCGCCAATGTCTTAGATAGTAAGCGTCTTTGTAGCCGACACCATCTATACGCAAGTTGTGATTATCTACGTGAATGTCTGTAATGAAAGAAAAGTTAAATTTACTGTTATTAACACTGTTGACAACCGTATTCAAATTGCGCGGCACTAGGTCAACGTATTTCATCGCGTCGTAATCAAAAAAGCGTGTTGTTTCTCTAATTTGTGAGCTGCCGACTGGCACTTGGTATTTTTTGTTTAAACGATCAGCTAATGATTCGTAGTCGCCTTTAGCTTCATTCAAAATGTTGATGATCGTACCACCTGGATCGATGTTTTCCAGTATTTCACGATTATCTTCTAACCACTGCTCCCAGTCACTCTTTCCTTGATTCATATAATCTTTGAATTTTCTTAGTAAATCTTCAAAAGTCCAAACATAGCCAGAATCACGTAATCGACTTCTTGATATTCCAGAAATGACTCGATAGGTAAAATCTTGCGTGCTAAATTGTTCACTCCAAGTTCCATCGCCATTGAGTGATCGGAAGCTGAAATGGGCGGTGTTTTCACCACCCCATTGCCAGTCAGGCTCGCTTAACGTGTAAACAAGCCTTGCCTGTGCTGGACTGTATTCCTGTACTTTTTGTTCAACAGGTTGGTTTTCGCCAAATTTTGTTGTATTAATAAAAAATGGCACTAAGCCATCGAATGTTTTTAGTTTGCCATGTTCCACCACTTCAACAACGAACTTTTGGGTTAAAACATCCCCTTGCCGAATTCGAACCAAATTTATTCCGTTGTTTGGTTCGGTGGTGGATAGGACCATTTTATGCTGCGTTTCTGCCACGACTATCCCTCCTTTAGAAATCGATGTAGTCTCTTGCATTGTGAAAATGCGCTGCCGATGATGGATAAAACTCATCCATAAATTGAAAATGTAAATGTTCTCCTGTTGACGGTCCAGTAGTGCCCATCAGTCCAATTTGCTGACCAGCAGTTACCTTCTGACCTTTTGAGACGTCTACTCGGCTTTGATGTGCGTAGCCTGTATACATTCCATCAGCGTGTTTAATCACTGTCCAATTTCCATACCAGTCAAAGTAATTTGCATCACCTGCAACAATCACTTCGCCATCTGCTGATGCAAAAATAGGTGTATTAGGATTTCCATTTACAAGGTCAATACCGTTATGAAATTCTTGTGCGCCTGTAATTGGAGAAGTGCGCCAGCCAAATTCACTCGTCACTCTGATTGGATCTGCAATTGGTTTTATATATCCTTTTGATGCAGGAATTTCCAAATCTTTGAATTTGTCGTACCATTCTTGTGCCCATGTCGTCCGTTCTGGATGTGGATCACGTGGACGTTCAAAGTTAGCCACGAATGCTTGTGCTGCTGTGTTGATATCGGTTAGATTCATGAATTGTGTCCATGTGTAAGGATAAGCGCTAGTAACAAGCCATTGACCGTTCGGTGCATGCCACATCAACAATTTGAACTGCGCCGTGATCGTGTCTGGATCATCACTGATGCCAGCCTTTGTCATTAAGTTGAGCATATAGACACGTCCGCTAGTTGCACCTGTGGAATCCGTCCATTGCCATATACCATATCCGAACCCTGGTGCGCCATTGCCCTCATCAGCGGTTGGATTAGCATCTGATTCTCCTTGAGCATTTCCAAGTAAGGCTGCAGCAGCTTGTTTAGTAAAGCCAGCACCTATTGCCATTGCCCAAATCTGCCAATAACGTTTATCCCGATCAGTAGTTACTTCTGGTGGATATTGTCCATTCCAACCGTTATCGTTTCCTCCAGTATTGTCTCCTCCATTATTGTCTCCACCGTTTGTATCGATTTTAACGCCGTTCACATATAATTCTTTGACATCTAGACGGCCATCTATGGTTATATTTCCTTCTGAAAATTTACCATCACCGTAAAGATTATATTTGCGCTTATCAGCAGTAACGTCTGCTGGAATTTGAAAAATAGGATTCCCTCGATCGCCGCCGTCCCCAGCGTTAATGGAAAAAATATAGTTTGGTTCTTTCCATACAGCAAACCCATTTATTTTTCCGCCTCCATAAGTTGCTACGATGGATCCAAGCGATTCTCCGTGAACATCGTCAAGCCCAGTTGAAATGACCTTTTTTTCAAAAGAAAGTTGTCCTCCTTCTGCCACTAATTGGAAATCTTTATCATCCAATGTCTTTAAAGCTACCCCTTGCACGAGAATACCTGAAAGAATTCCTGCTTTAATAAAATTAGCATTGAAAGTTCCATCCAACGTCCACGCAGTCGTGCTATCGCCATTGTGTACATCTTGGATTGTTTGCCATTCACCTTTTTTACACTGTTTGAAAGATATTCCTGAGTTATTTTGGACCATAAAAAAGCGCGATCTAGGAATGTTAGGTCCATCCATGTAAACAGTTTCATAGATTTCTCTACTATCACTAACACCAGCTTCAATTCCATTTACCCAATAAATAGAACCGCCATTATCTCCTGCGCCTCGCATAATGTCATCTTGGTATTTTCCAATCTCTGTCGATTCGTAAAATGTCATTTTGCTAGATTCTAAACTATTAATATTATTGACAATAGAAGCCGTTTGTTTTCTAACGTCTTGTGTTAAATTATCTCCTAGTTCGATATGGGTTTGACCGGTAAGCCGATTGAATGTAGTTTTATAAATACGAGTTTTATAGTGATAACCTTTATCGTATCTGTGAATAGTCACTGTATTTCCTATCACATCTCCTCCAGTGACTTCAGCTTTGAATTGTACTAACGGTCTAGCAGAATCGATTAAGGTTGAATAAGTATTTTTAAGTAATTCTGTTGGATCATCTATATCATCAAACACTACTACGGTTTCTCGTTTTCTCATTGATCCATCTTTTTGTGGTATCCCATACTTTTGAGTTGCTTCCGGATCTTCAAGCCAATTTTGACCTTTAGGCTTATCTAAAGGATCACCATTCGACTTTTTCCATTCAACATCAGTGAATTCAATTCTTCTACCGTATCCGTCGCCGACCTCTTCGCCTCGCCCACGACCTATCATTGAAGTTGAGATTGAGCTTCTATCTATCTCTCTTACAACTGTTAATGCTTTACTACCATATACAAAACGTGTATTCGATTCTTCACCAATTTGTTCATATACTTCGATCCATTTATCCTTTATTCCATCAGAATTCAAAGAACACCTAAAGACAAATTCCATGCCTAAGGTTTGCAATTCTTTCAACGCTTCTTTTACAGAGACATAGTAAAAAGTTGCAGTTACTGCTGGTAACATTGCTTCTACGTGACCAACGCGCCAATTTCCTTCAGTAAATTCAATCAATCGATCAAGGACATTTTTTAAGGGCTGCCCACTCGGTCTAATATCTTTGATGATGTAAGCATCTAATTCATTTGTTGCAAATCCTAACCCTGTAAACTCTAATGTTTCAGATGGGTCGCTAACTTTAGTAATTCGATACAACGAAAAAGACGACTCGTTTTCACGAATCGCCATATATCTTGCATCCTCTATTTCTTTATCATATTTTGTCGTAACGTATAGAGTATCTTTCATTAGATCGCTCTTATCAGAACTAATTTCTTTTTCTTGGGAGACTTCAATCAAACTTCTTGTATTTTTCCTTTTAATAAGTTTTTGCAAGTGATCAAAGAAATAAACTGTCTCACTCAAATTGTCGCCCCCCTATAGAATATTTTAAGCTTCCCATTATTGCTAGTTATCTTCTGACCTTGCTTAAGATAAAAGTTCTCAAAATCACTTTCTAAATCAATCATAGAAGTACAATCTTCTCCGTTTACAGTTACCTGCTCATCGGAAAAATCAAAAACCAACACGTCTCCTGTTTTTATTGCCGCATCAGTTATCGTGATATTTTGTTCTCCGTTTGTAATTTTGATTGAATTATTCATGGATAAAGTAACTTCAATTTTTCTTGGTGTTATAGGAAACTGTATCGGATTTCCAATATAGCCATCACTAACACATTCTTTCGTATACTTTAGTGGATCCGCACAGAATACATTAAAACTCGAAATAATCGAGTTGGATTCTCCTGGAACAGTATCAGTTGATGTATAGCGACCGTAGTAATAATAATCTAATTCATCATGAAACCTAATTTCCACGTCTTCATTCCGGTATAAATAATTCAACAGTTCTTTGAATTTAAACTGTAGTTTTTCTGGATCTCTATCTTCCAGTTTATATGTTATTTTTAGTGTTCTTGAAGGTATTTTCTGATTTGTAATGATTGAACCAATTTGTATCTCTTGCTGTTCAACTTCTACAGAAAGCATTTCTCTACCTTCAACCGTGAGTGTTTGATACCCCTCAATCAAATCTTCTAAATACATTCCATCGTACATCATGGCAGACGTTGGAAGGAATCTTTTAGAACTATTGAGATTAATAGTTGTGTCTTTGAATGAGTACATTTTATTTTCTCGCTGATCCAAAATATTCCCTCCTAAAATTCTAGATTAATGTCTGCACCTTCGCCCATAGCTTGTGAAATATCGTCCACAAACAATCTAAACGATTGTCTTCCAAGATTGAATTTAAATACAGCTGGTTTAGTAGAGCCACCCATATTTATTTTATGTTCAACTTGTGCATCAATGTTTTTATTTGCATTTTTCAAATTTGCAGCTATATCTACATCAGAATTTGCATTGAAAAGTTCCGCGATAAAGTCTGCCATACTTCCAACAGTATTCTGTACATCATTGAATCCTCCTGTCAGTCCTTTATTCAGACCGTTCATAATAGCCTGACCAGCTGGAATCAATAGCTTTCTATCGTATTGGATAGGTCCTTTATGTTCACGAATCCAATCACCAATACCTCCAACAAAATCTTGCACAGATTTCCATGCATTTTGTAACCCTTCTAGAAAACTATCCATGATGGCTTTTCCGGCTGCTAATAAGTCGATATTTTTCAAGTTATCAAACCAGCCAGTTACTCTATCCACCGTATCACTAACAGCATTTACTAAATTATCCCACACTTCTTGAGCGCCACTTACTAAATTGTTGAAAGTATCTATAGTACCTTGTTTTAGGTTTTCCCATCCCTGAATAATGTTATCCTTAGTTCCAATAACTAGATTAATAAACCAAGCTTTGAAAGAATTCCATAAATCTTTCGCTCCTTGAATCATATTATTAAACAGATCGATTGTCCCTTGTTTTAGGTTATTCCATCCCTGTTTAATACTATTTACAATATTGTTAGTTGTCTCTTTGATCCATGTAGTAAAAGAATTCCACACATCTTTGATGGTAGAAGTTAACACATTCCAGATATTTATCACAGTATCCTTTAAGGCTGTGTAATAAGCAACAACTATATCTACAAACGTCGTGATAATGTTTTGGATATTTGTAGTTAATGTAGTCCACAGCATCGAAGCATCTTCTTTTAACTGATTAAAATTGCCTGTTATCAAATCAATCAAAAGCAGAATTGGACCCATTACAGCAGTTTTTATAATTTCCCATGCAGAGCCTGCGATTGATCCAATTTGAGACCATAGGTTCGTAAAGAAATCAATCATTGGCTGAAAAACATTTTTTATGGCAATAACATACGGTGCTAGAATGTTTACAATTCCTTCCCAAGCGGAACTGGCAGCTTCTTTGATGCCATCCCATATACTCGAAAAGAACTCTTTTGTTTCAGTCCATTTATTCTTGATCCAATCTGCCGCTTTCCCAGGGGCTTCTTGAATTGTAGTCCAAACATTGTCTGCGCCTTCTTTAATGGACTTCCATAAATTGTTAAACCATTCTCCTGTAGATTTCCATGCATTCTGAATCCATTCTACTGCCGAGCTTACAGCAGACTTGATTCCCTCCCATAAGCCAATCCAAAAGTTTCTAAAATCTTCACTCGTATTCCAAAGATAGATGAAACCTACAACAAGTAGTGCTACCGCAGCTATAACCAATCCGACTGGACTGGTAAGAAAACCTATGGCGGAACCTAATTTCTTGAACAAAGAGATTCCGTTACCTAATACACCTAACCCCACTTTCATGGTTTGAAACGCTTTAACCAGCATTCCTAATGCATACAATACTGGCCCAATTGCAATAGCGATTGCTCCTATGGCCACTACTAATTTTTGAGTTGATTCTGGAGCACTTACAAATTTCTCCACCAAACCAGAAATGGCATCTGCTACTTTTTTGATCGTTGGAGCTAGAATCTTTTGAATTACAATAGCTGCTGACTCAAAAGCTCCAAACATTTGCTCGATGGAAGAATTCATATTATCCTGCATGGTTCGAGCCATATTATCAGCTGCACCATCAGAATCTTTCAGCGATTTAGTTAATTTACCTAATGAGTCAGGTCCCTTATCAATCAAGGCCATCATCCCTGATAATGATTCTTGCCCATATAGTGTTACCAAAGCATTTTGTTGTTGTTCAGGCGTCAGGCCTTCAAAAGCTTTTTAAGTAATTCTACTTGAGTTTTTAAAGGTTTCATTTTACCGTCAGCATCATAAAACGAAACACCTAAATTATCCATTGTATCTTGCATAGCCTTTGTTGGCCTTGCTAACCTAGACAATGCTCCTCGCAACGTTGTACCTGCTTGAGAACCCTTAATGCCTGCGTCACTCATAATACCAATAGCTGCTGCAGTTTCTTCCAAAGAAATACCCATTGAATTGGCTACAGGAGCAACATACTTCAATGCCTCTCCCATGTCTCCAACTTCAGCATTGGTATCCGCAGCAGCACGAGCAAATACATCAGCGACATGTCCTGCTTCACTTGCTTCTAAACCAAATCCTCTCAAAGCAGTAGCAGTATTTTCAGAAGCTAGAGCCACATCCCCTCCAGATACAGCTGCTAAGTCTAAAAGACCCGGCATTGCTTTCATGATTTCTTGTGCGCTAAATCCAGCAGAAGCTAAGTTTTCCATTCCAGCAGCTGATTCTTTTGCGCTAAAAGCAGTTTTTGCTCCTAGATCAATCGCTTGCTGTTTCATCTGTTCGAATGTGTCGCCAGTTGCTCCCGATATAGCTTTTACACGACTCATTTGTGCTTCAAAGTCACCACCAACTTTAGCAGCTGCTACGCCTACTCCTATAAGAGGTGTGGTAATATACTTTGTCATTGCGGCACCAGTACCTTGCATCACTTTACCAACAGCGGTTGTCATACTATTTGAATTATTTTCAAAAGTTTTAACAGCATCTTGTGCATCTTTAAAAGTCTTTACAAATCCACTATCTGTGGCTTTTAATAAGGCTTCAACAGAAAATTGTTCCATGATTTTCCTCCTTTCCTCAAGAGTTAGCTTTAGTTAGTAAGCTTTGGAATTTTTTATCTTGTTTTGAAAGTTCGGAAACTCCCATGATTGAATCTTCGATTTTTTGATAATTAAAGAATTCTTCAAAGGATCGATATACAGGAACTGTCTTTTTGCCTACTTTTTTCTCCGCTTGGACTTGCTGATTTGCCCACGCTAATTCGTGAATCAACTTTTCTTTGTCAAGCCAAGATAACTGGGCTGCAGTCATACGAATGTTGTATTCATATAACGTCATTCTTTCGATATCTGAGATATTGGTCATTCCCAAATATCGAAAAGAATTGATAAGAATTTGTTCGTATGCCAGTGCAGAATCTATTCCGCTTGTTGTTTTTCCGCTTCTTTCAATTTCTGATTCAGGTTTCGGACCGCTAACTTTCCCGCGTTCGACTCCGCCAATTCTTTTAGGACTTCATCAAACAATTTTTCGATGTCTTTAACTTCATCGATGTAATCATCCATTTCATCCAACGTAATAGTTTCTTCTTCTGTTCTATTTGCTATTTCTAAGACTCGTGACAACGTGTTGACATTATAAGAACGTAATTCCGGTAAGACTTTTGCTGAGAGTCCCATTCCGAATTCCATATTTCCATCGATGAAAGGCATCACTTTGTCTAATTCACGTACAAATTTAGTGCCAAATTTAAACGAATATTCTTTACCTTTAATTTTTAATTTCAATGTTTTTCATCCTCCTAAAATAAAAAAGAGAGCATCTAAGCCCTCTTATGCTCCTGTCGAAGTTGCTTTCACGGTATCTTTGAATGTATATTGAACGACAGCAGCTTGATCTTCTGTCAAGGTTGCATAACCATCTTGACCAACACCATTTACTGCAAATGATAAACTTAATTCAACGTTATCCTCTGCAGCAGCCGATGGAGTAAATTCAGACACATATGCTTGGTAATAAGTAGCTTTGTACTTATTTGCATTATCATCTGTTCCCTGTTCTGCTTTGTTGATTTCCCAAATTTCAATGATATCGCCATTTAATAAGGCTTGTTTCATTTCATCTACATGAGAATCTCCTTTAGCAACTATTGAAGTAGCCGAAAAATCATATTCAACCGGGCTTAAACTTTGAACGTTTCCGTCTTTTGTCACTGTAGAGTCTGAATCTCTTGATAATCCATTTTCATGTTCTGTTTGAAATGCCATTTTCCAAGCAGCTTCCTGAGTTTCTTTTTTCAATAAGCGATAAAGCAAAATGACATCAATACCTTTTAATGCTTCCATGTTCTTCCTCCTATCTAATTCTAAATTCAAGTGTGACAACCGCTCGTTTTAGGGGCGTATTGGTTGTTGTGTCGTCCATCACTTGAATTCCACTTGCTTGATAATTTAAAGCCCAATAATAGCCTTCTGTGGCTTCTATCAATCTAGCTTCATTAAAAAGAGCAGATGCCATATTTGACACCTGCTTTCGTTTCTTCTGTAATCCCCAGACGGATAAAACTACAATTACAGACCCTTTAATGTCAGTTTTATTTACTTCATGGATGGTCTGAGTGTTCTCAAATTCCACAAAAGGATAACCAACATTATCTAAAGGCTTGTAATCATATGTTTTGTATCCTAGTTTTTCTTGGGATATTTTAAAAAGTTCATCAAAAATTGATTGATCTCTTGTCTTAATCATCATTTCACCAAGGCTTTCATTTCAGCCATAAATTTGACTTTTTGGTAATTAAACGCTGGTCTAACATAAGGCTGTGCCGACATAAATCGAGTGCCATATTCTACATAAGGTGCATAATCTGCTGTCGGTCCTGCAATCCCAGTTAAGCCAGCTTCTGACAAGGTCATGTTGATTGATCTTCGTAAATAACCTGTATCCACTGGCGCACCTTTTTGCATTCGTTCAGTCATTTCAGCAGTATTGCTTTTCACGACTTTTTGAACGTCATTAAGCGTTGCTGCTTTTTTCAGATGTCGCATCAGCTGATCGATTCCTTTATATTCAAGTTGTGCCTTCATCAAGAACCACCTCTTGCACAATTAAACTATTTCTATATGCTGGATTTCTAGCTGTTGTTTGTTGCCAAGTCTTTCCTTCAATCTCGATAAAGTCAAATGTAGGGATAGAAAAACATACTAAGATTAGAGGGGAACATCATTGACGAATGATGTTCTCCTCTATTTTCTATTTTTAGATTATAGTGAAGAGTGAAAGAAAGTTCGAACAAAGCCTTGAGGACTACGAGTCCCTATCAAAAACCGAACTTCTTTACTGTCATTTTAGAATCAGGTTTACGTATGTTGGGGCCATGAGCCCGTGTATAGGAAATTGGAATCGAAATGAAGCAGTAAAGTTCTTTCAAAACTTAAAAAGGAGGAAAACAAATGCCTTACATTCTTGCATTAGATGTTTCAATGGGACACAGCTACAGTGTCCTATACAAAGACGACACCTGCTTATTTGAAGACGAGATTGAACACACTCAAAGAGGATTTCATGCATTACTCGAAGAGATCCAGCACTTGCCTGAACGTCCATTGATTGTTTTTGAAGCAACGGGGATTTATTCCAGACCAGTCGAAAAGTTCTTTCAAGATCATCACTTTTCTTACTGTTTGTTAAACCCGTTAGAAGCGAAAAAACAGATGGAAGAAAGCACCTTACGCAGTTGGAAAACAGATAAATCGGATGCCCATCGGCTCGCACAGACTCATCTTAAAAGTCAACGTCAGCCAAAAGAAGTACAAAGCAATTTTTACTTAGAGATGCGCGATTTAGCCCGTTTTTATCAAGAAATTGAGAAGAAAATCACTCGTCTGCGCATGGATTTACACAACTGTCTTCAGTTGACTTTTCCAGAGCTTGAACAGTTCTTTTCAAACAGGCTGACCCCTTACGCATTGACATTGATCCGTCTTTTTCCCCATCCAGATTTTGTATTGGCATCTACTCGGACAAAAATAAAAAATAAACTGATCAACGAAACACGGAAAAAAATCTCCGCGAATCGTGCCGAGCAAAAGGCAGATCAAATCATCCACTATGCACAGTGTGCCTATCCAGCTGTTGAAAAAGACAGTATCCAATGTCAAAAAACAATCTATTACGCCGAACTTCTCCAAGATTTACTCGAACAAAAAGAAGCACTGGCGACACAAATGATCAAAAAAGCCGAAGGCTCTCCTTGCTTTTTGTTGTACCAAACGTTCCCTGGGATTGGCGCACTCACAGCCGCTTTATTGCTCGGTGAATTAGGAGATATCACACGATTTAAAACCCATAAACAATTGAATGCTTTTGTCGGAATCGACATCCGACGGTATCAATCAGGTAAGTATACTGGCCAAGACCGCATCAATAAGCGTGGTAATCCCAAAGCACGGAAAATTATTTTCTTCACCATTCGAAATATGATTCGCCAGCAACGCGCAGCTCCTAATCATATTGTCGATTATTACTACAAATTAAAAAAGCAACCTATCCCTAAGAAAGAGAAGGTTGCCACAGTTGCTTGTATGAACAAGCTTCTGAAATGTATGCACGCTATGGTTAGGGCACATACAGAGTACGACTATGCGTACGCGGTCTCAGTGGACCATTAACTAAACCACTTACAGTATACCACTTCTTTGCCCAGATCGAAAATTTTTTACGAACGGGGCTTTATTTGGTGTGCCTTGATTTTGTCGCTTTCGTTTACGAGCTATTTTTCTTGCACCTTTTACTTGACTAATCGTAGGAAAGAGGCTGTGTCCTAATGACCTTCGCCCCTTCTTCCACACTACCAAAAATAGTCACACTTCTATCAGTACCAATATCTGTCACGTTTGCCTCTGTTCTTGTTCTTTCTGGTTTGCCTTCAACCCACTCACCGAGATCTGGATCATATTTAGAGTCAGATGAACGTTTAACAAATATAATTTCATCTGTAAATCTCATATAAATTTAAACCTCCCTCGCTTTGGTTTGTACAACTCTTCCTGATCTTTACGCTTAAATTCGTCAATCTCATTTTGATACTCTGAAAAATCCGAATCAGGAAAAGCCATAGATAAACCTTCTTGAGAATATGACTGCATACCTTCTTGACCAATTCTATTGAATCTTTTCAACGATACTTCATATACAACTGTTTCAAATTCTTTAGGAACTTCTTGCGTATTTAACAAGGTTTTCATACGCTCATTCGTTCTTCGCTCAATAACTTCAAGCTTTTCATCTAGTGTTCCTTTAAGAAGTTTTTTAATATCCTCTGCAATCGTCATATTTTTACTTCCTAACCAGCAGGTTGACCTGTCACATTGATTGAAGTAGTGAATTCTCCAGAAGTAAATGTGAATGTTGCTGACCCTTCTGCTGCAATTGTTCCATCAAAACCACCATTTTCATTTTTGGTCACTGTTGCGATAGCTCCATCACTTGAAGTTGCTGTAGTAGCTGCAACAACAGCAGCTGCATCGCTAGCATCTGCAGGCACAGCTGAAATAGTAAATGTTTTAGTATCGCCTACTTTACCGGTCCATGTCTTTTGATTTGGCACAATACCGGTAGCAGGCGTTACGCTTTTGGGGAAATCTTCCCAAATGCTTCATCTTTTACAATCATAAATCCAACATCCATTGTTGCACGCAAAGCAATCAGTTCTTGCTCAAACAAGTTAACTGGGGTTCCATCTTCATTAGTTAAAGTAGACAATTGGGCTTCTTCAGAAATCTTAAATGAAATATTATATGGGATTCCATAAAACATGTAATTAAAGTCTCCAGCGTAAAGAGTTCCTTTATCTAAAGACTTAAGGTCTACTACTGGTAATCCGTCAATTGTATTAGCAGAGCGATCGTAAATAAACTCAACATTTGACCCTACTGTTTGAGCTGCAGAACGTAATTCTGTACGATTTTTTCGGTTTGAAATAAACGCATTAGGTTCAAATTCATTTTCTGCTAATTTGTCTTCTAAGGCTAGGATATTATCATAAGTCAATCCGCCTTCAACCACATTCCCCGCACTAATAACTGATCCGTCTAGTGACTGAGGAAATGGGTTTTCTTTATTTAATAAGGCAGCTGCATCAAATTTTTTATAGAAAGCTTCAGCAATTTTTGGCTGCATCTCCTCAAAGAAATCTGATAATTTATAATTTAAATATTCACGAGAAACCGGAAGAATGACACCGAGTTTTTTTGCAGTCATCGTAGCTTGCATCCATTTAGGTTTAGACGTTTTAATTTTTTCACCTTCACCCACCCAGTATGCGCCTGGTCCTTCTGCAAAGTATTCAAATTTCTTTTCTTTGTCAGTCATTTCTTCGTATTTTGCTAACTGCATGATCTTAGAATTTTCCATAACTTCACTCAAAATGAGCGTATTATATTTATCAGGAATTTTTCCCTCTTTCGTTTCATATACCAAGACATTATCTGGATCCCATGTTTGAGCAAACATTTGCAAGTTCATTGGTAAAAGTTGTTTCTTTTTCATTAAGTTTTCCTCCTATTTGATAATTCGATTTTTAGCAGCTAGTTTAGCCACTGTTTCTTTAGTATTTTTCGATGCTGTAAATTGTCCACCTTCATTTGGTGGTGTTTGTCTTGCGTTTTCTCTCTTAATCAAAGAAGCAAAGTTAGTGATGACTGCTACAGCTTGTTTTGTGGCATCTGCATCATCAGAAACAATCAGACCAAGTAAATCATCATCGTGTGGTAAATTTGCATCTGTCAGCATTTTAGAAGCTTCTTTCGTCATTTCAGATAGTGCCTGTCCACGCTTTAATTCAGCGATTTCAGCTTCTTTTTGTTCCAACTCATGCTGTAGTTTTTCTTCCGCATTCATTTTTGCCAGCTTTTTAGCTTCTTCTTTTTTTGCTTCTAGTTCTTTTTCCCACGCTGCTTTTGCTTTATTCGTCTCAGCAGCGATCATTTTCGCTACTTCATCACGAGAAAATGTTTTGCCAGTATTGTTTTCTTCTTTTGCTTCGGTCGGTGTCTCTTGTGAGCCAGCTGGTAGGTTTCCTTGTTGTCCCTCATCACCAGATCCACCATCTCCTGGTTCAGAAAAAAATTGTAAGTTCATTGGCATAAATAAACGTTTTTTCATGATTAATCCTCCACGGTTACGCCGCTACCCGATAAATTTGACCAGTTACGCCGGTCAGCCGAAAATAGCTTTCTCTTTAACGCCTGTAAGCTGTAAGAAGGCACAATAAAAAGTCGTTAGCGAATTGGCTAGCGGCTCCTATATTTATCGACTATTAACTTTTAGCGATCCACAATGGGATAAGTAGAACATCTATCAAAAGGATGTACCGGCATCATATTTTTGCCAACTTCCATTTCACTTACTAAATATGGACCATCAGCGGCAATGCTTTTACATAATTGACAAGCGTTAGGTTCAGTTACCCATCCATATTTCTCAATATCCGCATCTAGATAACTTTCCTTCTGTACACCACTTTGAATTCTTGTTGTTTCGGTTACCATCAAACGTTGTGCATTAAACTTAGTATTCTCTCGCCCTTCTTTTGTTAGAAACTTACTTAATTCTGGAGCCAACTGCTTAGGGTTACGACCCATTGTCACACTTCGAACAAGTAACTTATCCAAATCGGCTTTCAATTCTGATTGATACATCCAAAGCTGTTCGCTAAATGTTGCAAATCCATCAGCCCTAAATGAGCTATTTATTACATGTTCCACTAATTTCAGATAGCCTTTTTCAGATATTGTCAGTTCAAGTATTCCTGCTTGACGCTTTAGTTCATCCATACCCGCTTTTGTTAATTCATTCGAAAAGTACTTATCCAATTCATTAAACAGTGAAATCAGTTCAAGTCCGATATTAGCTTTTAAGAGCTCTAATCTATTTACACGCATCGTAAGATTGTATAGCTTTAATTCTTGGTTTGCTGTAGGAGAAAAATCTTTCTCTTTAACATACTTCTTTGCTTTGCGAGCGAATGCTTTGACGTCCATTTCACTAGCACGCTTCATCGCTTCGCTACGAGTGATTTTCTGACCATTGGAAAAACTATCCCACTGCGCGTCTATTTCTTTTTGTATCGCATCTTGCGCGTATTGCATGCGACTTTTAATTTCTGCCATGCGCTTTTTATCATCTTTAATTTGTTGCTTTTGCCATTCTTTTTCCCGTTTGATCCAATATTCTTGGGAGTTCATTTAATCACTCCCCTGTTTCATCTTTTTTGTTGCTAATTACTTCTTCACCATCTGAATCAAAAATACCAGTCTGCTTTTGCGTTTCTTTATTTACTCGTTTCAACTCTGCCTGTACATCTGGAACAAAAGAAGCGAGTCCTAAGATCGTCTCTTGACTGAGTTCAGCTCCAGCATCAACCAAAGATTTCAACTCTTCCAGAATGGCTTTAGGTAGATTAGGCGTAAATATTACACGTAAGCCTTTCAAATCGGAGTTATCCATTTCAGAAATACTTGATTTTAGGCTAAATAAAAGACGATAACGCCGCATAAGGCCTTTTTTGAATAGCCTTTGCTTTGTTGCCGTCATTTGTTCAAATCCAAACAATTTATATTTCATTGCTTCTCCTGATTGCACTCCGGAAAAATTGTCATCTGTAAGATCAGGAACCATTGAGATTTCGTGAATATCCTTGCGCACTCTGTCTTTGTATGCTTCTACACCGTTCACATCATATTGTTTGTAAATATATCCTGCAGTCACACTTGTTTTATTACCGTTCACATCAGTTCCAGACTCAAGCAAAAGCATATTCGCTTCTTTCTGCTTGATGGCGTCCTCTGTGGATAGTCCTGCTGCTTCAATATCACCACTAATAACTAGAAGAGCATCGTTTAGATCAGTCATATAGTTGGCTGTATCAGACTGTCCTGCATCATATAGATCAATCAAGGATAGCACATCTTCATACAAGCCCATTCGGAAACGATTAGGAGAATACTCTGTAATAGGTACCTCTTTATATTCATGCAGTTCATCTTGAGGATTCTTTAACTCAATTGCTGTTAGCGTCGTCTCATCATAAGTGATACTTTTTTCTTTTGTGTATACGATTGGTTGAATGTACTGTTTATCAGCATCCTTGTTGAATCTTGTCTTAGGATACCGTACAGCCAAAATAGGCTCTCGTTTTACTGTAGTATCATATACAACAAACGTTTCAAATACATTAGCCAAATCAACATAATCTGTATCATCTGAATCTCGATAGATAATCTCATAGGCTCTCCCATACTTATCCATATCAAGCCAGAGTTCAGCATTTAACCCATCTATGTCATTATTAGTATTAAACTCTTCGATTTCTTTTTGTTGATTTGTGTCCTCGATTTGCACTTTTATAGGATTGCCTGTGTTGTACCCAACATCAAACGTACAAAGAACTTTTCCAAAGTTATGTGCTGATCGATGATCCGCTTTTTCCTTTTCTCTACGTCTACGGTTATCCATGATATTTGTATTTCTAGCTTTGTAATAATCATCTAATACACTAAGCCGCTTTACCTGATATTCATGATGATGTTTTATCATTGCTGCTAAAGTATCTGAATCGTTTAGTAAATCTTCTGCTGAGCTAAATCTATAGTGAAGATTTGAGTCTACGCTAAACTTTACATAATTTGTGTTCACGTCGTTAGAATAATGTATATCAGATCCATGTTCAAACTCATTTACCTTATCCATTGTTCACTCTCCTTAAAACATCCTCTTGATTTTGTTCCGCTGCTCTTTAGTAACGGTTGATTTCTTTTTGGCCCACATGTCTTCGTTGAAGGCGTATCTTGTCGCATCAATCGTATGGTTGTCTTTATCCTCTAACCTTGGCTTAGGATTTCCATCACGATCTGTTTGATAGTCGATGTTCTCGAATTCCTTAGCAATATTCGGAGTGCGTAGTGGATCAATACAAATAAAAGCCAAATCATCTAGCCACTGTTCACCGTACTCAACAGAATCAGGTCCTTTTTTCACGCCTTTTATTCCTTTCATGCCATGTTCATTAACTAATTCAGCATTACTCTTTGGCTCTGCGCTATCTGAAAATATCTCCTCATTTTGGTAACCTTTAGATTTAGCTTTGTTTGCAAATTCTCTATTGCTGATCTTCACGCCGTAAATTTCATCGATTGCATAAATACCGTTTTTCTTTTTGTCATAATGCCATCTGACGAACGCTAAAGGATCCGTTGCATATCCATAGTCCAAACCGTTGCGGATGTTATCAAAGTTAGAGATCATTTCATCTGTAATAGAACCTTTCTTAACTTGTAGATTATCAAAAGGCACAACTCCTGACCCCACAGCTTTTCCATCATATTCCCACTCAGCCCTTCTTGGATTCCTTTCTCTAGTTGCCTCAACTTCTTTCAGAAATTCCTTAGAGATGAATGGATTATCTCGATAGGTCGAGTGATGAATAAAAGTATTGTCCGGTTGAAAAGAAGTCTCATATTTTTTATTTACCCAAGATTGTTTTCTCTTAGGTGGATTGTAGCTGTAAAAAAACTTATAAAAAAGACCATCATCTAATTCTCCACGTAAAAGGGAGTTCGTGATAGTCGTGACTTCATCTTCTGTTTTAAATTCTGCTAATTCTTCAATCCAACCTATAGCAAATGGAAACTTGCTATCTTTTAAAGACTTGATTCGTTCTGGGTTTTGAGCACCACGAAATATCATATAATTCCCTCTTGGAAGATAAGTAATTTTAAGTGGTGACTTATTAAACTTAAATAGGCGCGATACTCCCTGCTTCTCAATTGCCCATTTCATTTGTTCATAAATAGATTGCTCAAGTGTATTATCAACATAACGTATACCTACAGCATTCACTGCATATCTCATAAGTAACTGAGTAACGATATGCGCTATATCCGATGATTTTCCTGAACCACGCCCACCTTTACAAACTATATTAAGAATGTCTTGATTTAAAGTTGCTCTCCATACTGAATGAAACTTCGGCGGAAGAAATTCAGATAGTTTTTTAGCCATCATCATCACTACTTATATCATCAATGAAAGTAGGTATTTCAGAAATTTCAACTTTCTGCTTATCTACAAATGCTGCGTTTATTTTATAATAATGTTCAAGTGCTTGGTTACGTTCTTTGAAACCTGCTGAATATTCACTCACTTCACGCTCTATGATTTCGTTTGTATAAGGATCTCTCTTAACAACTTCAAAGCGTTGTGGTTCTCCTTTTGCAATAGAAGCAGTAATAGCCAAAGCTTCTTCCATTGTTAAATGCCTCTTAGTTTGAACTTCTTTTAGCTTCTCTTGAATGTAGTCGGATACTTTTCCACCTTTTTCCACCAATTTTTCTTGTGCGTTCTTAGCGTAGTTTTCTTTATAGCCAGCTTTCAGCGCTGACTGATAAGCATTGCCTGTGATGATGTACTCATCAGCAAAGGCTTGTTGCTTAGGATTCAACTTACTCATTTTCCATCACCACCTTTGTTATATGTTAATGATATTTTTTATATTTGTCTGTATGTTCTGCTCACTAAAATATCCATGGCCACAGTAACGAAGATTGTACTTATCGATCTCTTTCGGTGTAGCTTCTCTGGTCATTTCAATGATGGAGTATTTCTTTTTAATTTGGACTGATTGGACAACTCTAATTGGATCATCTGCGTTTGGTTGTGGATACCTATTCGTTAGTGATACATACCAGTAGTTTCTCATTTGACTTTTCTCCTTCTGCGAAAAGAAATAACTTCATTGTTTTCCTTTCGTTTATATGTATCGCTCTTTATTGGTCTTCTATACTTTCGTACTATCTCACCGTTACCATTTTGCACAGTGATTACTTCATACTTCTGTTCTAAGTATTGTGGTCTATACATTGTTGTTACCTCCTTTATGTAAAATAAAAAGACCACTCAACGAGTGATCCTAACATCTTTTATTTGCATAACGTAATACCTTAACTCGGCTAATGCGTTATCAATATTGTCAGATAGTTCTTTTTTGGGAGCTTTTATATTTTGTTTTGCTACAGTTTCCAACATCAATATAGCATATCCATCAAAAAAGAAACTATTTTCATTCTTTTTCTCCGTTCGTACTAATTTTGTTTCATTTCGAATCAATTTCAACTCATCATATACTTCTTTCCACTGGTCATAAGCTTTATTTAGTTCCTTATTTATCAAATAAGAATTTGCATTTTCTAATTTCTGTATAAATCCATTAATTTGATTTTCAATATCTTTTTTTGTGAAAACATTTTGTCTTAAATACATTTTGTCTTCCATGCACTCTCACCCCTTTCGTAATATTTTTATTATATCATTTTTTACTATGTATAAATAGGCACAGCTTACATCTACAAACAACAGTTTTTTTAAGTTGAGTAAATACTCAATAAAACCGAAAGAGTTGCAATTAATAGACAGCAACACATGAACTAACTGTAGGAGCTGAACCCCACATCCTTTAGCTTATTTGCTGCTGTCTATCGAAGCTTAATTAAAACGATGAGGGAGATTTCCTCCCTTACATTTTATTTTGTCGAAGTCCTGTTTCCTAATCTTTCGACACTATCATAATATCACTGGTAAACGGCTAAAAACCGCCATCATTCCGCCAAAAAACCGCCAAATTATTCGATTAAAGTTATTTGAGGATATTCTAGCTTAGTTGAACAATAGCTAACCGTCACTTCACGTGAGTACTCAAATGTACCTCCACATATATCGCATTGTTCTTTGCCTATTTCATCTGATTCCCATGAATCACATTGCAAATCTCCGCAATACGGACACATAATTTCATCCGAATACTGATAATCATATTCTGGAATTTCCTTTAATTCAAAAGATTCAACAATAAGAATGTCATTTTCAGGATCATGCATACAACTCATATAGTTTCTGCCTTTGTAGGAAAAAGGCTGGTTAAACTCTATTACTTTATCTGTTTGAAATAGAGGTTCTACATTTTTAATATTTTCAAGTACTGTTTGTCTATAATCATAATCTTTTTTAGTATAAACTTTCATTGACTCCACCTCTTATTTATAAGCAATTTTTTCCCCATGTTTATACGCTTCTGCAAACTCTATTAGAGCTTCCGATTTCATCCGTTGTATGCTTCTTTCTGAATAACCCACTTCACGGCTAATCCTGTAGTTTGAGAAGCTATCTGGCACACAAAAGCTGTAGTAGAGTATCTGACGACTAATCAGACTAAGAGCCATCAAAGCCGCTAGAATCGCATCTCTCTCTGCTTCTATATCCATCATCTGAATGATCGCGTCTTCTGCCTTGTTTCCATATTTCGGAGCCTTCGGCATATCGGTTATGATAGGCGACTTAATATCTATCAAAGAGCGACCTGCCATCCGCTCCAAACGCCGAAAGTTCTTCAGCACATCTCTCGCATTACATCTTGTCTGTTTGAAATCTACCTCTCGTAACAATTGCATCAAGTCAAACCGCTCCTTTTATGTGATATAATAAACTTGTCGGATTTATTACATCAGTCGGAGCGATCCGGCTTTTTTATTTGTCATTGATTAGTTCAATATCCACCAATCTCACCACTGCTAAATTCTCTTTACTTTTCGCTAACCACTTGTCACACTTCATTGTATTTTCGATACGAATGATTGCTGAGTGATTATAGACGTGTTCTACATATCCACGAAATGGATAGATGAACCCTTCTGCTTCGCAGCGAACCATGTCACCGACTTTGACTTTTGGTTTCTTACGTGTTTTAGGATTCTTAGTCGGCATATCTAGCATTAAACCGCCGATGCCGTGACTACTAGCGTAAAATCCGTCTTTTAGTTTCATTCTTTTTCCTCCTATTTACGATCATCACTTAATATCGAAATTCCAAACTTACGAATAGCATCACTTGCATCAGCAACACACTGACTTGCCACTTTATATGTTTCTTCTGTTGAAATTCCATATTCTTTTTCAAACTTTGTCTTTAGTACATTCAGTTCTTGTTTTCTTAGTTTTGCTACTCTGCGGTGTCTGGTGTTCATTGTCAATCAACTCCCTTTTTTCTTTTCTATACTTAATGGTATTTTTTTGAATTTTTATTTATAATTAATGTATTAAGATAACGGAGGTAAGCTCATGGACCCATCATCTTTTTTTCCAATTTTATCTGGTATGCTTGGCGGAGCAGCTTCAGCTGGGGTCTTTAAAGGACCGATACAGACATTAGAAGATTGGTGGTATGTTAATTTTGGACACGCTACTAATGAAAGAGCTGAAATGCTACGCGCTAATCAAAGTGCAAATATCGAAGCTTACAAGAATCAATTATTAAAAGAAGCTTCTTCAATTAATCCTAAAAATCTCAAGGAACCTGAATTAAAAATTTTAGGTCCTGCCCTTGAGGCATCTAAATATTATATAGATGATGAATCTCTTAGAGAGATGTTTGCAAAATTAATTGCATCCTCTATGGACAAAACTAAAAAATTCACAGTGCATTCCTCATTTGTTGAAATAATAAAACAGATGGAACCTTTAGATGCTGAAAATCTGCTGGCTATTCATTTAAACGAAGATATATATGAAATAGCTAAACTAAATATTATGTTTGAAACAGGTGGTTACAAAGAATATCAATCTCCTCTTTTTTTAGGAAATAAAAATCAAAAAAATCAAAAACTTCAGGCTTCCTCACTAGCTAATTTGAACAGACTTGGGCTTGTTGAAATAACTTTCTCTGAATGGAAAAATAATAAAAAAGTTTATGATATTTTTAAAGATACTCTAGAATACAGTGATTGTTTAAAAGAAATTGAAAACAACAATAATCAAGTTAACAGTATTTTGCAGAAAACAGACATCCCTGAAATGATAAAACAACAATATCAAAATATGATAATGTCTGAACCTAAAATTGCCCATGGCTTAGTTAAAATGACTCCCTTTGGTAAAAATTTTTGTGCTACTTGTCTCTAGACAAGTAGTTTTTTATTTGTTTTGTTTCTTCATCGAAAAACTTTTCCATCCATTTGTTAAACATCCTTATGTGCCATTTCACCATGCTAAAAGAAATAATAAAAGAAGTTATTATAGAGACTAAAATGATTATTACCAATTCACTCATCCTTCTGCCACCTCTTCCACTGTTCCCTCAAATTTAGCAGCATGTATATCAGCCATATGGAAACTACTAAACGGGTAAGCACATTTCTTATCCCAAGTTGTGAGAATTGTAAAATTGCTAGTATCACCTAAAGGTTCCTTTAAGTAAAGTTTGCCAATTTTGACTATATATTTTGGCTTTTTCTCAACCTCGTAGCCGTTGTATAGGCTCAATAGTGTTTCATATGATTGTCTCTTTGCCCAAGCGAGTAATTCTTCTCCTTGTTCTTGCGTCACTATGCCATCTCGTACAAACCAATCACAGAAATAATATGAATCACCATCTTTAGATTTGATTAAATACGCTATTTTTTCAGCTTTTGTAAAAGGGTCCGTAAATTTCTCAAGCCAACCGGCCACGAGTTGTGGAATAACTAGCTTCTTCGGTTCGTCTAGTTGTTTTAAATCACTTGACTTCACGAATACACCATCTACCATTTTCCCTGTGCGTCCTTTGATTTCGTTGTATGCCATTTCTAAACACTCTTGTACGTTTGTCCCTTTTTGCATGGAAAGGATAATCAGCGTGACGATTACATCTCCTACGCTATCTTTAAATAGCTCGTCATTACTTCTTGCCATTGCTGAAGCGATTTCCCCGAATTCCTCGGCTACTTTCAAAAATTGTGCTTTTGGATCTGCCTGGTTCAATCCCTTATCTTTTGCCCACTGCTCTACTTTTGTGATTAGTTCGTCCATTATTTCTCCTCCTAAAATTTCATTTCATCGTCGTTGTCATCTTCTTTGTCATCAGTTTTGGAAAGGAGGGCATACACGAGATATGCCACTCCTACCAAACCTAAGAACAAGAGAATTTTAGCTATAAAGAATCCCATATTATTTACCTGTTTCATCCGTAACTACAGTATCTGCTCCGTTTACTGTTACCCATCCATGCTCTTTTCGAGCTTGAGCTTCTTCATAACGAATTAAATTATCTGTTACAGATTCGGCAACTTTACGGTTTGATTCAGCTTCCGCTTCTGCAGCTTTTGTTTTCTTGTAAGCTTCACTATCAGCTTGAGTTTTTGCAGTTTCTGCATCTAGCTTCGCTTTTTCATTTTCTTGACCAGCTCGAATGATCGCATCAATTGATTTTTGTGTTTCTTTATCGACATCTGGAACACCAAGTGTTACGTCTTCGACTTCAAACCCTTTAGATTCAACTGATTTAGCAAAGTTCGTTAGTACCTCAGCTTCAACTTTAGAGGAATCTCCTGAAAGGACATCAAGCAGGCTATATTTGGCATAAACTTCACGCGCTACTTTTTGAAGCTTAGATTTTAACCATCCACTTTCGATATCTTCCGAAGTGATATTCCCAAATTCTTTGTACATTTTTGCTGCTTTAGTTGAATCAACTTTGTAGTCATATTTGATATCAATCGTTGTCTTTTTGCCATCGCTTGTTGATACTGAAATGTTTTTTGATTGGATAGTTTGCAAGCGAATTGGATATTGGATCACTTTGTCAATCCCAACAAATTTCACACCTTGCGTCAGTGCTTCATCTTTGATACCGCCATTCATTGAATAGCGCACACCCACATATCCGTTATCAATTTTTTCGAAAAACTTAAATCCTCCGATAACTCCAATACCTACTATTACTACTCCTGCCACACCTAGTTTGATTAATTTATTTTCGTTCATTTTTCTTCCTCCAGTTTTTTTATTTCTCCAAATGACAATTCACCGGTTCCATTCGCTTCTACAGGTACGATATATTTATTCATATCCTGCTTCTCCAATCCTGAATCTTTGAGGATCTCGTTTGTAAGATTGACAATCTCCATAAGCTGCTCTGTTGCATCCAAGTCTTCTTGCGTCAGAAGATTAGCGCCGCATTTCGGACATGGCTTGTTCAACCATTGCGGATAATTTTCGTATTTTACTGCCATATCAGAATAATCACATTCTGGATTATCGCATTTGATCCCACGTACATTTAAGTCTACGAATTCCATTATTTCTCCTCCTCAATCTCACATGCCTGTTCAAACTGTCTAGTGATGTTTTCTAACGCTTTTTTGTACTCGATAATACTTTTTATCGTTCTTTCTTCACTTAACACGTAATCGCGTTGTATCGCCTTTAAACACGATGAGACAGTTTGGAAGTATCCGATATCTGCTCGTGATTCTTCTTTTGCTTCGGTGTAGCGAATGTTTCCTTCCTGCTATTTCTTCGGATAGTGGACTAAATTCCTGCCCGTTTAAAGTTTCCGCCATTTTCGAAAATATCAGTTAGATGGTTTTCCATCTCCTCATCAGACAAATATCCAAACGGTTCCCAGTCAAAGGTGTAATCACAAGATCCATCAAAACTGATAGGCATTAATTCCAAGCCGTATGATCCAAAACCGCAAATCACACTTGCTCCCCAACCGTTTGGGAATTTATAAATCCGATGGTTAGCAATCGTATTATGACCAGTAGTCATATAATCTCGATATCTATTGCATTCTGTTCTCATTATTTCTCCTCCACATACCTAAACTGTCGTCCTTTTGAATCAATCCATAAGCTCCTAGCTCTATCCCAGATAATGTTTTTGCTTAATCCAGTAATTTCAGATAACTGTTCAGCGGTACCTGTTACTAGAATTCGGTCACCATGCCAGATTGCAATTTTTCTCGGCGTTTTCCGTTTGGGTTTTTCAGTCCACATTGATTTACCGAGCTTTTGGACTTCTGCAACTATTTCTTTGTCTTCTTGCCAATTCTCAGAATGTGTCAGTTCGATGATTCGTTTCATTGCTGCTTTCTTACCCACGCTCATTCCTCCAATCTACGAATTTCCCTTCTTAAATTCTCTATGTGCAAATCGATTGCCTTTCTCGCTGTTTCATTGACCATCACTGCCTTTGTCCGTTCCAGATCGTCAATTTCACGTTGAATGCTTCGAATACGCATTTGAATCACTTCTTCTGTTGTCATGATGATTCCTCCACGTACCTAAACGTTCTCTTCTTAACGTCTGTGTATCCACACCTAGCTCTCTTTCTCACGATTTTCTCGTGCAATCCTGTGAGAGTTGCTAACTGCTGGGCAGTTCCTGTGACTAGAATTTTGTCGCCATGCCAGATTGCGATTTTTCGCGGTCTTGGCTTGTTGCTCTTGTCTGCCCACATCTCTCTTCCAAGTCTCATCACTTCCGAAGCAGCTTCTTTGTCATTTTGCCAATCTTCTGAATAAGTCAATTCGATAATTCGCTGCATTGCCGCTTTCTTATCCATCCCGACGTTCCCCTTTCAATAATTTGAGTACTTGATCAAGTGCGCTCTCACGTCCGCCATGGAACGTGTTGAGCCACTTGTCTTCGTACGAGGCGCTTTGTCTTAAAACTTCTTGATGCATTAGTTCGATCTGTGCTGTAAATGTTTTTAGATCCATCTGATTACACCTGTTCAAGTTCACTAAGATGTTTTTGCAATCCTTTAACGCAATCAACAAATAGTAATTTTGTATAAGCTAAATTTCTTAATTGTGTTGCATCGATATAGAGTGCGAAATAGTATCTGAGTTTACTCCAACTCGAACGGTCTTTCTTAATTCCTTCGATTCCAGCTTCTTCGAGTTGATCATATACGTCTCTCAGGATTTCTATTTCCTCACCAGTTTTATACTTTGCTATTTCATTAATTAGTTCTAGATAATCGATTTTCAATTTTCCACCTCTTAGAATGGTGCTTTTGATTGTCTATTAGCTCGTTCTAGCGCTTTTTTCTTAAGATAGGCTTCTTGGTCGATTGCCCACTCAGGAAGCTTCTCTCGTCTCCCTGTGCGCTTGTATCCACTGCTTGCGCTCTTAGATTCATTTTTTTCTTTTCTTGCCCAGCTTCGAATAGTTGCCAAATAGTTTTTATAAGTCTTACCTGATGATTCACAATACTCAGATAGCCGTTCTATTCGTTCTTGATAGTCATTAGGGAATTCTATTTTGAGTTTCTCCATCTGCTCATCTGACAAAAGAACATTTTTATACTCTCCGTATTTATGACGGATGGGCTTAGCCTTCGATTTTTTCGAAGGCGTTACATCTTTTATCTCTTTACTATCCTTACCTAACCTATCCTTACCTAACCTAACCTGTGTATCCATTTGGTATACCGCTTGGTTGTCATCTGGTATACCAAGTTTTTCATCATGTTTAGAAAGCTCTTCTGCAAATGTATAAGCTTTGTTATCTTTGTCTGCTAGTAAAGCTTTTTCATCCTGATATAACGTGGGTTTGTAACGATCATTACGAATATAGTTGTGTATTTTCCAATGCTTAATGACGATCACACCGCTCTCGAAAACTAAGATGAATCTTTTTGCCATAAGCAGTTTTAAATCATCATCACCACAACCAACCATACGTTGTATTTTTTTGGGATTATTAATAAATCCGTCATCATCTGCGCGCATTGATAGATGGAAATATAATGCCTGTGTCGATAAAGGCATATCTAGGAATGCATCAGAATCAATAATTGTCTTTGCGAACATTCTTCTTTCTGCCAAAATTATTCCTCCTCATCCACGACGATAATCGTGTACTGGTAACAAGTCTCTGTAATTCCATTAACTAATCTATTGGTCTTAATTTTTTCGACACTAATATCGCTTTGTTCAGCTTGTGTGCCAATGAAAGCAAATGTCATGATTTCTAAGAACAATTTGTCTCTTGGACTCATTTTTTTATACTTAGTGTGCCATGTTTGTGCAAACGCTACTGCATTTAAATTAATCATCATTAGACCCCGATTCTTAATTTCTTGATTGTCTCCTGGTTTAACTTGATTCCTTTGATTTGATATTTATTTTTAAAATTGATCACACCTATTTTGTGTTTCTCTGTGTGATGGATTCTGCAGAGTGCTGCAAATGTGTACTCTGAATGATCAACTTCTTTGCGCTTTCGTCTTCCTAGCGCTTTGTCAAAGTGATCGATGTCAGCTCCTGTTTTGCCACAGATGCAGCAGACTCTTTTTGTGATGCATTTGTAGAAGTAATATTCTTGATTCGCTGGTAAAATCTCATAGCCTTCTTTGAAAGGAATATGATGTTCAAAGATGAAATCTAAGATGATATTTGCTAAGACGTTAGCATCACTCACGGTTGTATTCGATTCGTCTTTGAGGCTTATTTTGCGCCCTGTGACACCTTCAAAGCGGAAGTAAAAGAATTCCTTCCAGAAGTCCGTTGGCATGCCTGTATCGATGAAAATATCGCCTATGAGCGCATAGATGAAGTTTCGTTGCTGTGCGGTGAACCGACGTGGATCAATAAAACGAATTTCAATGATTCGATCGCCATCATAGCCGTCATACATTGTTTTCAGCCGTTCGATATTTACTTCTTCGTTGATTGTTGCACCAATGTCGTTACCTTTAAATTTCTTTAGTACCGCCGAGTATGAATCTATTAGTGGTTTAAACACTCATATCACTTCTCTTTTGTTTCTTCTCTGTACTGATCTTCAAGCCAATTAACGCCTCGTTTTAGAATGCCCAAGTCTCTCTTGGTCCATTTACTGTCATCAGCGGTTATGGAAGCTGCATCAGTCAATGCAACAATTGCTTCATCAATTGATTTTTCGTACTTGTTAGCAACCAGTTGTAAAGCATCCAAGAATAGCTTTTTGCTTCTTTGAGTAGCTGGTTCAAGCATCGAGACGTCTTCTGGCATATCTTCACCAGCAAATATATATAGCCCTAGCCCAAACATTGCTAGATTTTTTACAAGACAGCGCATGATCGTTTTGTTGATATCAAACATAGTTGCTGCTTCAACTCGCTTTTCGATTTTTCCAACAATCTCTTTTTTCTTCGTTTCGTTATTCCACTGATAATCATTGACTTCGTAGGTATATGGCTCATCTTTCATTGCCTTGTTTGCACCATCCATGACTGGTAACCACATGTCACGCTTTACTCCGTTGACTGTGATACTGGTAAAAACCATATAGCCTGTTTTTTCATCAAAGAGGTATGGACGATGCGTTTCTGGATCACGATAGATTTCGTAGTCTACTTCTTCGCAGATTTTGCTGACTTCTGCCCATGCCCATGCCCAGGACAGATAAGTTAGTTTGTTTCTTTTTTCAACAACATCATTGACGGTTATCTTGTATAGACTATTGAATAATTTGTTATCGTTGCGTTTCGTTCCTTCACTCATCAAATTCTGCCTCCATTTCAGCAATGTATTTCTTACCTGGTCCGTAATAAGAGATATCAATCAAGTTATCTCTGTCATACTCTTCTAGCGCATCAATCAAGCCATCTTCGATGACATAGATATATTCAGGTTTTTTGGACTTCTTCGATAAATGGATAAGATAGACATGATCCCAAATACTCACAAAATTTCCCAAATCGTCTTGATCACATGCTAGTTCTTCATCCGTCAAAAGATTACGTCTGATTTTTCGATTATTTGTTTCCTTGATATTCGATTTGCCCCAACTAGGATCAGTCAAATATTGATCTAGAGTGGAAAGTTCATTTTCCATATGTTAAAATCTCCTTAGTTATGATTTTTTGAGTGACTCATTGCTTTGGTCGGCGGAGTCACTTTTTTATTTGTTGCCATGTTTTTTTCTTTTCGATATGTTGCTTGCTTAAAATAATAGGACGGCTATTTGCCCACCAATTATCAGCAATCACTTTACCGATTTTTAGCGCTTCTTCTCGTGCCGTAGTTGCTCCTTTCTTTTGAATCAAGCAGATTGATTAAAACCATCAATGCTGCAAACAAACTTCCCCCGATAATACTTTGGTGCGCTACAATCACTAATAACCCCAAAATGAATCCTATAAAAAGTGTGTCTGTCTTCTTCATAATCTAATCTCCCTATTTTTTATTTCTAGCATTCTCAAATCCTCAAGTTCAGAAGCAATTAGTTCAGCTTGTCTATCTGATAGCTCATCGGCTTTTCTAAGCGCTGCACGGTCATCTTGTAATTGTTTCCTGCGTTGTTTAATCAAACCGAGAATTTGATGTTCTTGTTGCAATGTGTAGGACATAAAATCATTCTCCTTTGCCTTTAGAACTCAAAGTTTTCTTTCAAAAATCTTTGGAGCTCCGATCGTTCAATTCTGATGTCTAACTTGCTCCACTGCTGTGTTTTTAAGCCTAGGTTTATCCAATGTGCTAATTTGTCATCACCAATGCCTAAAACTTTTTTTACCTCTGATTTGTTTGGATATGGAGGAAGCTCCACTGATTTATTCATAAGGTGTAATCGTTCTTCCAAAGAATTAAGCACTGCATTCGTGATCTGTGTAGTTAATTCGGAAACTACTAAATTATCTGGAATTGTTATTTGCATAATTTTTCTCCTTTTCTAATTCTGCTAGCACTGCCTCAATTGGCTTGATTTGTTTATCTGGCTTTCTACGTCCATTCATAATATCCGACATGTATGCTGTTGAAATACCAAGCTTTTCAGCTAACCAAGCTTGACTCTTGTCATGCGTAGCTAGCGCCACACGCACTTTTAAAATGAAGTCCTGCGACATAACTATCTCTCCTCTAATAGATCAATTTCTGGAATATATCCTTCTTTTTTTAGCGACTCATAAATGAACAAACGTCCTTTTTGAGTCCATTTAGTATTCATCACAACTTTTGTTCCGCCATCAGATTTCGGAATCTCAGTTGTATGAGATTTTGTATATCCTTGTCTCATATGTTTCTTACATAATAACCATTGATTGCCTACTTTTTTCTGAATACCTAGTTTATGAAGTAATTTATTCATCTGTTGTGGAGACATCCCATAATCTGCTGCAATCTGGCTAATTGTTACTGAATCTGTAGAAGATAATATGCTATCTAAATAGGAGATTTTGGGTTCGTATTCTGCTATTTTTTGTTCAGCTATCAGTCTTCCAGTACGTTCTTCTTTCAACTTAGTTGCTAATTGGATGATTGTATCTGGATTAAGCAAAGCTTCTTCTACTTTTTCTGGAGTTAGATAACCTCCATGTTTTCTAATTGCTGGCAACACTTCACTTGTTACCCATCGTTTGAATTTTTTGGCAGAAGGAAGTTTTGATTTTAAGATTAAACTGTAAAGGCCTGACTCGTTGATGATTGTCATATTACGATTTTGACCTGATGCACTAATTCGGTGCATTAGCCTATCCTCTTCGTCAACATGATTTCTGACAGCGTTGTCTGCACGTTCGTATCCAAGAATCTCAGCTACATCTTTACCTACAAAATACGGTTCATCATTTAATAAAACTGTTCTTACTTCCTGTTGTCCGAAATTAAAAATTTGTGGTGTGTTCATTTTGCTCATTCCTTTCTTTGGTATAATTTTGAATAGAAAGCGAGGTGAAAATAGTATGGAAGAATTTAATATGGATGTCGACGCCTTATTCAAACAAACCGTATTCAAGACTGTTAATAAAGAATTCAAAATAGATTTCCAAAATGACGAATCTTTTCCAACAGAAATTGAGTTATTCGAAGAATTTTCTCGGAATGTTTCTGAGTCTTTTTCTCGCCAGTTGCAAAAGAATTTTTTTGATGCTCTTGTGGATGAATTTCATCAACAACAGCACTAAACTTTTGGTCTTTAAAATTTAAAGTTATTAAAGCTCCTTTTGCGGAAGGAGTTTTTTTATTTTGTTTCATGATGTTTCCTCCTTTTCTTTAAATATGTAAGCTAATAAAATTAGCTAATTTTATTGACAGTTTCTAAAAAGTTTTGTAGAATAAGTGCATAGATAAATAAGCACAGAATTACCCTATAAATTAACATTCTAAGTTTCCCGACCTTGAATTTGTTTACTTTATTAGGTGTCTTTCTTATTGCTTGTTAGCTTATTAAATTAGCTTACGAACATATATTACTATAAAGTTTTGTAGATGTCAACGATTATCTACAAAGTTTTTAAGATGTGTTTTAGGCATGATCGGAGAATCATTATTATGACAACATTTGAGAGAGTAAAAATGTTAGCAGATAAACGCAAAATATCTATTGTCGAATTGGAAGAAAAACTTAATTTTAGTAAAAATTCACTTTATGCGTGGAAAAAGAGTAAGCCATCCATTGATAAACTAAATGCAGTTGCTGACTATTTCCATGTTTCAACAGATTATTTGCTAGGACGCACAGATGATCCTAACGCGGGAGTTGCACCAGAGGAAAGAAAACTAACCGTGGAAGAAGCTTTAGCATCTGTTATGAGTAGCGACGGAAAACCGCTCACCGATAATGATAGGGAAATACTATCAGCTATGATTGAAGCATATTTAGAGAAAAAAGATAACTAAATAAGTAGGTGAGTCATTTGGACAGTCAAATTGAAATGATAATTAATGAACTCGGCGTTAAGGTAGAAGAGCGTGAAAACCTTGATGCCGATGGCCATTATGTTGCTTGTATGAATACCATAGTAATAAAAGCTAATTTATCTAAGTATAGAAGACAAAGAACCTTATTACATGAATTAGGACACGCTTCTAAACATCATGATAATTATTTTTTATATAACTTAGCATTCTCTCTCCATTCAAAAATGGAATATGAGGCTGATCGCTTCATGATTGAAAAATTATTAGATAGATATATTGCAAAGTCTGAATTAGAACCACACAATATCAATTACATGAAATTTATAGAAGATAACAATTTAAGCGTTCGCTTCGAACCACTTGTGAAAGAATTATTAAAAGCTCGCATCTATTGTTATGCAGCTCTCTAAAATTTTTTAAGCAAAAAAGAACATATGTTCAAAAATAGAAAGGTGAACAAAAATGATATATACAGAATTCAAAGAATGGTTAGAAAAAAACACAACCGGATACGAAACATTTATCATCAAAGCTACTAATTATCAAATTGAAAAAAACAAAAATAGACCCCAAAAAAAACGCTGGGATGATAAGAAAATAGATAAAGCTGTATTAGAAATGTGGAAACAAGTCGTGACTAACTTGTATCAGACAATTCGTAAAGAAAAAGGAGTTCCATTAATTAACGGGAGGGAAATATGGCTTGAATTTATAGAGGAACAAGGACTGATCGAATTTTTCAATGATAGCATGGCAGAATTAGAATTTGAATAGGGGTAATATTGATGGCAATGATAAAACAATATAAAAAGAAAAATGGCGAAAAAGCATGGTACTTTAAAACTTATCTCGGTATTGATCCGCTAACACGAAAGAAAAAATATACTACTAAAAGAGGATTTAGAACACAAAAAGAAGCAAAAACAGCACTTTCTAGGTTAGAACTAGAATTACAAAAAACAGGAATGCCCACAAGTACAAATACTACTTTCAAAGAAGCAGCAGAATTATGGCTAGAAAGCTATAAAAAAACTGTAAAAGAAAGTTCATATTCAAGGACTAAAATAATCTTTAATAAACATATATATCCCAAATTTGGAAATATTAAGCTTTCTAAAATTAATACGGCATATTGTCAAAAGGTAGTAAATGATTGGAGTGAAAAAGGAACTTCAAAGCAGTACCCTCTTTTCATAAACTATATGAATAAAGTTTTTAAGTATGCTATAAATATTGGTTTAACGTCTGATAATCCAACATTAAATTTACTTATTCCAAAGCCACAAATTAAAACAGAAAAGAAATTAAAATTATATACAAAAGAACAGTTGGAATTATTTCTAAATGAAGTATCTCAAGAACAGAATCCATATTTTAAAAACAGAGACTATACACTCTTTAGACTATTAGCATTCAGCGGATGTAGGATCGGCGAAATATTAGCGCTCACTTGGGACAATATTAATTTTAAAACAAATGAAATGGCCATTAAAAAAACTGTAGCTCGTTCAGACAAATATTATATATCTGAAACTCCTAAAACAAAAAAATCAAATCGAATAATTTATTTGGATGAAAAAACTATAAAGCAACTAAAATTTTGGAAGCTCGAACAAAGAAAGTACTTATTTCAATTAGGATTTACCAAAGCTAATTTTTTATTTACCAATGACGAAAATAATTTCACAATTAATCAAGCAGTGGCAGAAAGATACAATATATATCGTGAGCGTGCCGGCTTACCTTATATCGGTCTACATGGTTTTAGACATACACATGCATCAATGCTATATGAGGCAGGCGCAGATCACAAAGAAGTCCAAGAAAGAATGGGCCACGCAAATATAAAAACTACTATGGACACATATACACACATTACTAACAGTAAAAAAGAAGAAACAACACAAAAACTAACAAATTATATTAACTTCTAA